AAAACCCGAAGGCGCTCCTGAAAAATACGAGCTAACCGTTCCTGAAGGATTGACTCTTAATGAGGCCGGACTGGAAAAAGTATCGGGCTTATTTAAGGAGCTTAACTTGACGAACGAACAGGCTCAACAGCTCATTAATGCCGAAGGGGAACACATTAAGGAGTTAGCCCAAAAACAAAACGAAGCATGGCAACAAACAGTAGACGGCTGGAAAGAAGACACTACTAAGGAGTTCGGTACCAAACTCCAAGAGGAACTTTCCAACGTCGCAAGAGTATTTAACCAATTTGCTACTCCGGAGGAAGCACAGGCTTTAAAAGAGGATCTAGAATGGTCCGGACTAGGCAACAAGAAAGAATGGGTTAGGTTTTTAAGTAAGATTGGAAAGCAACTGGCAGAGGATAGGCTGGCGGAAGCGCAACCAACTCAACCAAAAAAATCAATTGCAGAAGTTTTATATCCCAATAATCCCTAAACAGGGATTTTTTTATTATCAAAAATCGAAAGGAATGATTATAAATGGCTGAATTAACCGATATGTATCCAACCCTATTAGATATTGCAAGACGAAAAGATCCTAATGGGAAAGTGGACAAAATCGCCGAAATGATGACCCAAACCAATGAAATCCTTTTGGATATGCCTTTTTATGAAGGCAACTTGGAAACCGGGCATAAGTCAACCATCAGAACCGGGCTACCTTCCGGAACCTGGAGAAAATTATATGGTGGAGTATTACCGGGGAAATCAACCACCACCCAAGTAACCGACACTTGCGGCATGTTAGAAAACTATGCGGAAATTGATAAAGATTTGGCGGAACTAAACGGAAACGCCGGAGCGTTTCGCGCTAGTGAGGACCGGGCATTCATCGAAGGCATGAATCAACAGATGGCCGAAACTCTGATTTACGGCGACACCGACGTTAACCCCGAAAGATTTTTAGGATTGGCTCCAAGATATAACACGATTTCAACTGACGAAACCAATATTGGTTTTAATGTTATTAACGGCGGTGGTTCTGACTCTGACAATACCAGCTTATGGCTAGTTGTTTGGGGTCCCGATACCGTTTTTGGAATTTACCCCAAAGGCTCCAAGGCCGGGTTACAGCATAAGGATTTGGGCGAACAAACCAAAACTCTTACCGACGGTTCGATGTATCAAGTGCTACGCGCTCATTACCAGTGGAAGAATGGTTTGGTAGTAAAAGATTGGCGGTATATCGTTCGCATTGCCAATCTCGACAAGTCGGCAATGGCAACCGCAGGAGAACAAACCGATACCGCTCCAAACCTGATTAATCGCATGATTGATGCTATCGAGCGTATTCCGAACTTTGGCATGGGGAAAGCGGTATTTTACGGCAATCGTTACGCCAAATCCTGTTTGCGAAAACAATTAAAAAACTGCGCCGAACTCAACCTGGAAGATGTAATGGGAGCCGGTGGAATCGTTCGGAAAGAACTAACCTTCGGCGGTATTCCAATTCGCAGGGTTGATCAGATTTTAAACAATGAATCGGTTATATCTTCTTCTTAAAGGGGGCGGGTGAAAATGGCAACTAATAAAAACATACTAAATTTAAGCTTGTCCGCCATGAAGATCGCCTTACAGCAATGGATGGGAAGTCACAAACATGACGGGATCGATTCAACGCTTGTAAACGCAGGCGCTCCTGCCGCCGGAGCTTTGGCGGCTTCTGTAGACGGTCGAGCGATTATGGCAAATAACTACTTTGATGCCGCAACGGCATCGGCAAAAGTAGCAAATGACGCATTAACCAATGCTTTTTGTGATGCTAAATTTGCAGCAAAAGCATTTGCGGCCGATACCGCTAGCCGCGCCATATTTGAAGATGGTATCTGGACTTTAGCTAAGTTGGCAGCGACCGCCAAATACCAAACGATCCTTTACAATGTTGAGAGTGTAGGTTCCGGCGGGAGTATATCGGCGAGACCGCTATATTTTGTCCCAACGGGTTTAACCGCTACCTTGATCAGCGCCGATATTATTCCAATCGGAAGTGCGACGGGCATCGGCGGATCTACGACTTCCGTCTGGACCCTTACCGACGGAACTAATACTATAGTAACCGAAACCTTTAATGGTAATCCTGATTTTCCGGATGATAAAGTTATTGCAAACCTGGGGGAACTTGATGAAGCTCATAAGGTTTTGGTGGCCAACGAACAATTACGTTTATCAGTAACAAACGGGTCGAATGTGATAACTCCGCCGGTGTTGCTACAAGTAACCTATGTTTTAGCTGATGCTGCTGAATAAATAATAAGGAGATGAAATTATAATGATTATTGATAAACTGTTAGAATTTTCAACCGCCCAGGCTTTAACCGAGAGTGCTGCTTCCGAAGATCACGTTGATACCTTGGCGGCTGGTAGCGCATATGGAAACGAGCTTTGGTTAGTCGTTAGAGTTGGGACTGCGTTGAATTCAACCGGAGACAATGCAACATTAACCATTAGCTTACAATCCGATTCGGCTTCTGATTTCTCAACAACCTTAAAAACCCATGTTTCGTCCGGGGCTATCGCTGAGGCTTCCTGCACTGGCAATACTATCATTTGGAAAACCAAGATTCCCACTGGATTACAACGCTATCTAAGGTTGTATTACACCGTGGGAACAGAGAATTTCACCAGCGGAACCATTGACGCTTTCCTAACTCCCGATGTTCCGATTGGGTTTTAAGGAGGCTAATAATGGATATTAGAGCGAAATATAAATCTTATGGGTTTCGGAAGAAATTTTGGGAAACCGGAGAGATCGCCCGAAACGTAACCGAAGAAGAACTTAAAATGTCCGAAATGAAACATTTTGAACCGGTTGGCGGGGGTAAAATCCCCGTCCCGGTTAAAGATGAACAGCCGATTACGTTAAAAGAAATAGGCGAACAATCGGATTTAATCTTAAAAACCAACAAAGAATTAAAAACCTTGTTAGATGAAAAAGGGATCGAGTATCCCCCAAATATCAATAAGGCTGGGTTAATTGAATTACTAACTGGGGGCGGCGCATAGTCGCCCCTTTCCCTTTAGGGAGGGATTGAGATGGCTTCAGTAATTGACATTTGTAATATGGCTTTATCGAGGCTTGGTTGTACTAAAATTACCTCTATCGAGGAGGAAAGCACAACCGCGAAAGCATGTAAGATTGAGTTTGAACCTACCAGGGATTCCATTCTAAGAGATTACCCCTGGAACTTTGCAACTAAAATCGAATCCTTGGCACTGTTAGACAACGAAGAATATTTCGGCTGGGAATATGTTTATAGCTATCCCAAAAGCTGTTTATTTGATAGAAAGATATTTAACGAAGCGACTTATAACAGCGTTGATAAACAACCGTATAGGATCATTAGCTCCAATATTAACAGCAAACTCTTAATCCTTTGTAACTTAGACGATGCATATATGGAATATACTGCGAAAATAACTGATACTACCCTATTTGATGCTTCATTTGTTGATGCGTTCGCGTGGAAGTTGGCGGCCAATTTAGCCAAACCCTTGACCGGTAACGCAGAATTAGCAATTAACCTTATGAGAACTTATTACCAAGTAATAGATAAGGCGGCGGTCAATAACGCCTCCGAAGTCTATGAAAAACCTAAAAGAAAATCAAGTCTTTTTGATTCCAGAGGATAAGGAGGGGTAATCATGGCCATACACGCAATGCAGCCTAGCTTTACAGGCGGTGAGTTCGCCCCGTCCTTATATTACCGTACCGATTTACAAAAATATGCGACTGGTTGTAAAATTTTAAAGAATTTTATCGTTCATCCCCACGGCGGCGCGTCTAATAGGCCGGGTCTGGAGTTTATAAATGAGATTAAAGACAGCACTAAAAAAGCGCGTTTAATACCATTTGAATTTTCCATCGAGCAAGCATATGTTATCGAATTTGGCGATAAATACTGCCGGTTTTATATGGACGGCGGGCAGATAGTGTCGGGCGGTGACCCATACGAAATTCAAACCACATATCTCGAAGCTGATTTACCGTTATTAAAATATACTCAATCGGCGGATGTTTTATATTTAG